TCAAGGGGCAAAAGGGGCCTTCACGTTGTCCAGCTTCGGGGCCAGTTCGTGTATCGTGGTCAGCGTGTCGCCAGTGATCCTGTCGTGCCGATAGTTGTCAGCCGCTTTCACCAGCCGAAACACATCGGCATGGGTCAACCCAGCGTCCAACAAGTCGCCCAGACGGGCTTTGACCAGCCATTCCAGCAACGCGCCTATGGATTGGCCCAGTTCATCGGCGCTGGCCCCCTCTGCGGGCAATATGGGCGGTGCAAGTCTAGGCATTGCGGATCACTGGGGCATCGGACGGCCCTAGAGCATTGCAATCATAGGTGATCAGCGTCGCCAGTACGTTTGCAGAGTGTACGCTGACGATAGAGTAGAACACCCCGTCGATCAGGATTAATGCGGCCCCGTTCGGTGCCACCTCACTCAGGACCGTCACCAGATGCGACCCCAGATAAGACGGTCCAAAGGTCAGGACAGTTTCCTTGCTTTTATCGACATAGCCCAGCGTATCGTCGGCCTTGTCGTATTGCAGTTCGCCCGCTGCGTCGTACACGGCTTCACCGCTGTCTTGTGCAGTCACGTACACCATTGCCCGCTTGAAGGCGGGGTTTTGACGTGCGGCGCGTTTGGCTGTTGTCAGGGGGGGCAGCTTTGTCATTCCCAGCCCACCAGCTTCATGGCCTTGTCGAGGGGCACCCCGGCCCCCGTAAGCACGCCTACGGCACGGGCACGGCCCGCCACATCGGCACTCATCATCTGGTCGATGCTCACATTCTTGACGCCGATTTTGCGGGTCAGTTCGGGCAGGCATTGACGGGCCAAGGGCAGGATCGTTTGCAGGGCAAAGAGCCTGTAGCCTTCACGCATAGCCCCAGCGTTGCCGTTGCCCGTCACCAAAGCCGGGGGAACGCCGCACCCTGCCAAAAGGCGGTGGTGCAGGTCGCTCGTGAAGCCGTTTAGGTCGGCCCGCTGTAGGTCAGGGGTCAGATCGACGCGCCGGAATTCGGACCCGTGGCCCCCGGTTTGTTGTGCGAAGTCGGCCTTAGATGACACAACCGCAAGCGATGACGATTGCAAACCTGTCGCGGCCTTCTGTTGCTGATCCTCAGGGATGGTCGAGGGCATGGGCAAGAGGCCCTTTCCGGCGTAGCTGGTGGCGTTGCTGACAGCCTTTTCAATCTCTGCCATCAAGGCGGGCGAAAGCCCCATCATGCGGAATGGTGAACGGCCTTTCCACGGCTGGGCCGGGTCTGCGTTGATCACCAACTTCAAGACTTCATCGCCTAAGGCTTTACGGGTCTCTGTCCTGTTCGGATGTGCGATGTGCAGATGATACTTGCCGCCCGTGAGTTCATCCCAGTAAGCCACCTGATCAAGGGCAAGATCGGACCCATCGGCGCGGATGTGCCAGCAGGTTTCACCCTTCAAGAGCAGGTCACGGCCCATTGCGGCAAGTGTTGCCGGATCGACAGGCACGGGCGACAGGTCCAGCATGGCAAAGCCACTGGTCCAATAATGCAGCGCGGTGCCCACAGTTGCCGACAAAGGCACGTTGCCATCGGACAAGAGGCCCCGGCGGCGATGATCCATGTAGTCGAGCGTCACACCTAAGGCGGCGCGGGTTTCCAATTCCGGCTCACGTTTTTTGAAAGGCCACATCAGAAACGTGCCTCCGATGTCAGCAGCGCACCTGCGCCGGACCCACGAAATACGGGCATCAGGGCTTCACGGTTGAACGAAAAGTCGCCTGAGGTTTGCGACTTGAATTCACGGCGGGCTGGCCCCTGCATGAGCTGATATAGTGCAAGCTGGTGTACGGCACGTTGCACGGCGGGCGTTACGGGTGCCCCGGCGACAGTTCCGGTTTGGGTCAGACGGGTCAGTGTGAAAGGTGACACATCCACCAACCCCACCTCAGAGACATAGGACGCAGGCAAGCTGATCCACGCGCCAGCCGTATACTGTGCAGCGGTTACGGCCTCAGGGTATGGATAGCGGGGCCATTGATATTGCAATGGTGCGTCGGTCTTGATGATAACTTTTCCGGCGGTGGTGTCGCGGTAGGTCTTGCCCGTAAAGGCTTCGACCATTGCCCAAGACGCCGTGAGCATGGCTGTCGCCTCTGCCTCTGTCGCATCCGCTTCAAAGGCGATTTCAGATGCCAAGAGCGACGTAGTGGGATCATCACCGGGGGTGAAGCTGGTTTCCAAAAGCGTGATCATGGCAGGATGATCCTCTTGTGATGATTGCAATCAATTTCACTCAATGTTGTGCCTGCCCCTACATCTTGTGCCATTGCGCGCAATTCAGCTTCGCTGTCGCCATAGGCGGGGCGGGTGACGATACTGATCTCGAAAAGCAGCAAAGCCCAAAGCTGACGGATCATCACGCTGGGGTTTCCCGGCTCAGGCACCAGTTTTTCGGCACCCGGCACCACGTCTTTGGGCGGCACCCGAAAGCCGGGGCTGATACCTGTTGCAAGTCCTGAGCCGATAAGGGCCAGCGCGTCCACCACGTGCGATGCACGGTCCGCCCCTTGGGGGATGGTGGCGACGAATTCCAGAAACCGTTCGGTGTCTTTGAATTCGAGGGTGCCAGACGAACGGGATGCAAGCGGACGGTCAAAGCTATGACCAAACAAAAGGTTCACTTCACGGCTGGGGTCGTCGAGGGCGAACGAAAACGCCCCCGGCATGATGGTTTCCTTGCGGACGGTGCCACGGTCGGACAGCACCGCAAGGCTGTTGTAGGGAAAGCGGCCCGCAATCACCGGGCGCTTGTCGAGTTGACGGACTTCAAGCCCGTCAGCCTCCCAGATCATGCGGGGAACACTCATGCGCGGTCTTGCACCCCCGTCAGCTTGAAATAGTGGGTGGCAGTGCGCTGGATCAGTACATCGACAAAGGCGAACATCGTCAGCGCGACCTTGCCTGTCTTACTTTCACTGTACGGATCGACCAGCATTTCAGGCGAATTCCAGGTCGGCACGTAGGCGTTGTTCGCCCCAGCCCCAAAGTAGACGCTGGACGCCCCCTTGTCGGTGCCATCACGTGCACCGCGTTCCGATACCTGACTGGACCACATCATACCGAACCCGGCGCTTTTCAGGCGGTCGAGTTCGCTCACGGCGGTGCCTGTCACCAGTGTATCGGCAAGGGTTTGGTGTACGATAGGTGCCCCGGCGATGCGGACGCCAGACGGGTCAGACAGCTTGGCGGTTTCCTGAATTTCAGTCGCCCGCAACAGAAACTCCGAAAAGCTGGCCACATCATCAAGAGCGGTTGTGCGACCCCCGGTCAGGACGGTTTCAAAGCCTGCGGGCTGTTCATCCGCCCCCGTGCCTTGGAATACGGCAAGGTCCATACCTTCCCGCAACACCTCTGCCAGATCACGCCGCAAGATCGCTTCAAGAGCGGAGTTCTGGCGGATCGCTTGCCGGGTCAGCAGGTAGCGGCCTGTTGCAGTATGGATGCTGGGGCTTGTCGCCGTGGTCGAGATAGCCGCCGCGTCTGCCCCGGCTCCCTCAGCGACCCATGAAAGGCCCGTGCCCCCGGTGATCTCAGGGAAGGACGGGGCACCCGTCACCTGCATGACATTGACGCCAAACCGCTGGGCTGCACTGGCCTCAAAGAAGCGTTCCAGCGCGTTCATCGTGGGGCGGCTGGCAAGGTTGCCGCTCACGCTTGTGCTGGCATCGGTGGCCACGTCAGCGCGGGTTTCTAGCAGGCTTTCCCAAGGGAACCGGACGCCTTTTTGTCCGTCGCCGTGTCGGGTTTCGAGTTCGGCGGATATTTCAGCTTCACGGCCTGTCAGCGGCTTGCTTTCGGTCAGGCTGGCGACCATGCTAGACAGGTTGAATGCGCGACACTCACGGTCAAAGTCAGTTTCGGCCCGGTCGGGTTCCTTGATCTTGTCCCGTTCGGCCCCTTCGACCAAAAGCGCGGCGCGGAGTTCAATCTCTGCCCCTTCATACGCCTCAGTCAGGCCGCGCAATTCAGTACGGCCATCGTCGTTGATTTCGTCGGCCTTTTGGATATTGGCCATTTTCTCGCGCCGCTTGGATTGCGCCAGTTGGATTTCTTGTGATTTCAGCATGATAGGTTCCTCAGTTGATGTCTTTGGTGATTGCGTCGAATAGGGCTTCAAGGGTTCGGTCTGCGAATTCGGGGAAATTGCGCTTCATCTGTTTGACCAAGCCCAGCCGGGGCCGGATTTTCACTTGCGGTTTGAGCGCGTAGAGCGGTTCAAGTTTGCGGCCCACGCGCCTGAAAAGCAGGAGATTTCCCCGGCGGCTTTCAGCGATGAAGGTGCTTTGCCACTGTCGCGGTTTGAGTTTCTTGGGGGTGCCGTCAGCCTTCAATGCACCGGGCAAAGGCACAAAGATGTACTGGCCTTCACGGGGCATGATGGTGCCGCCATATTCGTGGATACGGTATTCACCGGGCAGGGTGATTTTGCCGTACACATCTTCGATCTTTGCGCCATCATGGACGACACCGCCCCGCTGTAACTCACGCATCAGCCGCCCACTGCGCTTGGCAAGGGCTGTATCTGTGGTGGCGGGGCCGGAATGACGTTTGGCCAGCTTGCCCATCTCTGCGTTGATGAAGGTCCGCATTTCACGCGCAACCACATGGCCAAGGTCGTCAACATTGCGGCCTAACGTGTCGGCTAGGGCGTCTAGGCCCTTCCAAGCATCCCAGTAGCGTTTGTTGCCCCAGCTTACGCTCAGGCCGATTTGATGTGCCCCGCTCATGTTGCTGTCGCCTCAGGCACGGGCTGGCCCAGATAGTGCCGGGGGTCTTCAAGGTCGTGCCGGTATTCGACCACAAAGAAAACGGCACCCTCGGCGCTAGCGTCCTCAGGGTCGTCTAAATCGACCACGTTCCCGGCTTCATCCACATCCACGGCCAAGCCGTTCAACGTGCGGTCGGACAGGATACGGCGCTGCACTATGCCGATGATGGTTTCAACAAAGCTGGCAGGCACTTCCCCCGGTTGGCCCCGGTAACGAAAGTCAATCGACACCTCTAGGCGACAGGTGACAAAGGACGTGCCAAGGCTCTTGTTTTCCTTCATGGCCACCACGCCTGCCACAAGCCGTTTGGGGCTGGTCAACCGTATGGGGCCGCGTACCACGTCCGAAAACCCCAGCGGATATGGGTCGGACACTGGGGCACCCCCGATCACATCGCGCAGGGACAGACAGATAGTTTCAAGGATGGTTTCACGGATGGTGCTAGACATTTACGCTGCCCCCATATTTTGTTGTTTCAGTGAAATTAGCTGCAATCCCTAGTGCCTCGTGGAACGCCTCACGCCCCGGCACGTTGGAACGACGCAGCTTTTCGGGGCCATCGCGCTTGGATAGACGTGCGGCCTTTTCATGGGCGGATTTGCGATTGTGACAGGGCGGGCAAAGCAGTTGTAGGTTGGACGGGTCGCGTGGGTCGATCATCGCAGCTTCACAATCGGCGCGGGGCACGATGTGATCGACGTGACCATGCAGACCCACAAAGCGATTGCAGCACTCGCAGCGATAGTTCGCCCGATGCGCGACGGCGGGGCGGATGTGCTTTTTCCAATATGCCGTGTCGATCACGGTGCGGTTTTGGCGGCGTTTCACCATAGCTGCACCTCGTATTCAGGCGTGGGCTGGTCCATTGCCGTGACGAATGCAGCGCAGGCAAGGCAAAGGGCCTGTGCCGCGTCGATCCGGGCGTTGGCATGGGATTTGTCGAGTTGAACCGCGCCTGTTGCGCTGACCTTCACATCGGCCTCGCCAATGGCCGCTTCGATCAGCAGTGACCTTTGCAGTTTGGCTTTGCCGCTGAGAAACAGCCGCCGGGTTGCACGAATATCAGCATCGCCATCACGCGGCCCCGTGCCTCGTGTGACAATGGGCCAGTCGATCTTGGCCCGCGCCATCGCGGTTTTGAATTCTGCATCACGGTAGCGGTCGGCTGAGATACTCAAAACGGGATGATTGCCGATATCATCACGCAGGCGCGAAAGAAATTCCGCGATGTCGGTCACAGCCCCAGAGGTTTCAAACAGTTCGCCGCTGTCCGCTAGGTTGACATACAGCCCACCCACGGCATCGCGCCGCCCACGCTTGGCTAGATCAAGATCGCCTTCACCGGGGAAAGCCGCCAAGGCCCGGATCACGCCGCTTTCTTTTCCGATGATCACTGCGGCTGTCATCGCCGCTGAGCCGCCAAGGTCCATGCCGATGAAAACGGGTTCACCGTCGATCAGCTTGGCGGTCGCATCGTATGCGGCTTGCAGGGTTTGGTATTCGAGCAGCAGTTGACGCGACGGGCTAAGCGGCTGGTTTGTGTGCCAGACGCGGAATTCCGTCAGCGAACCTGATTGTTCCGCCTTGGCCAGCGCGTCGCGCATGAAAGCCTCAGACTTGATGATACCCAAGCCGGGATTTGCTTTCGCCCACGTCGCAGGGTCTGCCACATCGTCGGACAGGTCAGCCGCGAAAAGGTGTACGGCGGTCCGAGCGTCCGGGCGGTCGATTATCTCTCGATAGGCGGCGCTGTCCGCTTGCGTTCCCGTGGCCACGACGCGCCCATTGCGGGCAGCTACCGCGTCAAACACGTTTTGCAAAGTCTCGTTTGAGTTCGGCAGCAGGCCCGTTTCATCCACCAGCGCAAGGTCAAGGTCGAGACCATGACCAGCGGTGCGTTGACCGCTGAGACATTGCAGTTTGCCACCCTTGGGACCATGCAGCACGCCGGGAAGTGGGGATTTCACAAACCAAAGGCCGGGGTCGTATTCAGCGGCTTCAAGCAGGTCGATCATCTGTTGCGGCACAAGCTGAGCGTGCTGGACGCTGGGAGCGGTAATCGCCGCTCGAAACCCCGGCACGAACAAGGGGCTATCGGGGCACATGTAGCCCAGTACCAAACTGGCGATGGTGGCACTCTTGCCATTCTTGCGAGCGGTCGAAAGGACAGTGGTGCGGTAGCGCGGCCCGCCATCTGCGTCGTTTTCGAGATGGTCCGCTAAGAATGCCCGCTGGAAGTCTAACAGGTGCAGAGGCTCACCCCGCGACGGCCCCGCTGGCACGACGAAAGTATCCGCCAGCCATTCTGCCAAGAGGTCGATCCGCGCTCTTTTTGGTTTTGTCTTGAGGCGGATCACGCGGCACACCTCCGCGTCTCTGGGTAGTCCCCCCGCTCCACGATGTTTGGGGTGGCCTCCCCCCCGACGGGCAGGGGTCCCCGTGCCATTGTGCTGACCGCTGGATGCGCAAGTCGGTGCAGAACGAACAGCGACAGCCGCGCAGCAAGATTGCACTGTGCGGGCGCTGTGTGAGTCGTGGTGAGTGTGTCGGTTGACAACGGACGGACCTCGGCAAGCTGTGGAATAGCTTGCGGGTGCGCTCCCGCTCCGCAGACGTGATCGACGGTTCAATGCCGCCGGAATGCAAAGCTGTTACCACCTCAATACGCGATGCTGACACATTGGCTAAGCCCTTTTGTATTCCGGGGCGAGGGGGCTTTGGGGGAGTGGGGTCTACGGGGTGATCTGATCTTTGTGATACATACTAGCCCCGAAAACTGGCGACAACCGATCTTGCAAAGGTGAGTGCAGCGAACACTTTGCCAAGGATCATCATTTTACGAAGTAAAAGGATGGGATGTATTACGAATGTAATGAAGTAATACGTGTATAGATTAGGCCACTGACTAGGCCATAGGCTAGGCCACCCTTGGTGCTTTCCGGCACCCTTGTCGTCACGCTGCATCACCCGTCAGTATGGCCTGCAACTCCGCCAATGTCGCAGGTTTTTCGTCTATTTTCGCCTCCGTTGGTTGTGGCTTTGCTGGCACAGGCGTTGACGGCGTAGGCTCGGATGTGTCTTGCACTTGTCCCAAGTGATCCCAATCATCCGGGCGCGGTGACGACAAACTGAGGCCCAGAACCGTTGGGCGAATGAAACTCAGTACACGGTTGCCCCCATATTTGCCGCGTTCACGTTCGATCAGCCCCATCTCTTCAAGCAGGTTCAAATGCCGCTTCAAGGTGCGGTCAGGCAGTTTTGTAAGGTCAGACCACCAAGGGTAGGGATATGCCGCCCAACATCCCGCATGAGCTGGGCGTCTCGCATTCGACTTGCGCCATGTGATGATGATTTTCCCATACAGATCGCATGTCTTTGGGTGTTGCGCCCAGAAACCCTTAATGTCTCTGCGCGTTTGTATTGGCGAATTGTCCTGCGCATGCTGTGCCACTTGATCCTTAGCTACATGCTTTGCCATGTCAGCCTTGGCGGATACGGAATTCAGGTATGCCTGCATCGTCGTAAGTCCTTGCGTTTGGTGCCCGGATCGACGATTCTATGCGTGATCCAAGTGTGGTTGCTGGGGTCATTTTGGGGCGGCGCACACTCGGCAGTTGCGCTGCCCCTTTTCATTTATTGTTTTGCTCGGCCATTAGATATTCGTCCAATTCAAGACGCTCACGCTCCCACCAGCCCTTCGACCAAGCCTCGTTGTATGCCCGTAGCATTTCAGGCATGACGCATTCGATTTCGTGGTTCTCCGCGCCCTTTTCACGAAGGTAAGTGAGCAAAACCCAGCCTGCTTTCCACATATCTTCGTCACGGTCCTTTTGCGTGGCTGTGGGATTTTTGCTGTGAAGGCGTTCTGCGGCGACTTTACCGCAGTGCTCCGCATGTTTTTGCCATTTGCTCATTTTAATTTTCCTGCTCCATAAAGAAAAGTTAGGTCAAGGCCCGAATAGCTGATCGCCTCCACATACTCCGCATGTAGATCAGGGTTGCCCCCGTCGCCGTAGTCGTCGCTCACGGCCTTACCAGCGGGCGACCAGCCACAGACTGCCAACAGGGTGTCGGCTGGGGCTTTGGCCCGTCTCAGGGCGTCCCTGACGTTGTGGCGCAGGCTATAGAAGGTCTGCTTGTCTTTGAGGGTGATCTCCTCTGGAATGAAGCTGTCCCGGATACGCTTTGAGGCATAGGCAGCTAGGCTACCGTATTTGTCAGGCTTCAATTCTGAAAAAATGCGGGGTTCCTTTGGCCCGTTCTTTTTGCGTCGTGCCTCCACAAAATCGAGGAACCCGATTTTGATCAACTCACTATGCAGCGGCACCCGGCGGCGGCTGGACCCGGTTTTGAGCGTTTTGCCTTCATCGTCGCTCAGGCTGAAATACCATGTGCCATTTTCAGTCTGGCGCACATCATCGCAGTGAAGCTGTGCAATCTCATTGGGCCGTGCCCCCGAATACAGCATCAAAAGGGGCATCCAGAACCGCCATGCCTTGTCTTTTTTGGTGTAAGGGCTGGGCAAGTCGGACGCACATTGATTGTAAAACTTGCCCTGAAAGAAACCTTTCACCTGATCCATGTCCCAAGGCATCCGCTTTTCAGCGTCGGTTTCCTTGGGTTTTTGCATTGGCTTCACACCCATCGCAGGATTGTTCGGCATGAAGTTCCTGACCCGGCCCGCCTCTAGCACATCATGCAAGCAACGCAGGTACAGCCGTTGGCTTTGGATCGACAGAGTGTTTTTGCTATCCTTAGCGGCCCGCTGAATTTGTTTTTCGAGGCTCAGCCCCGGATAAATCTTGTTTCGGTTTGTGGGCACGGTGGCGATTGTGGCGCGGAATTTTTGAATTTGGTCGTAGTCGATTGCTGCAAGCAGGGTTTCTTTGCCCAAGGCTTCGCTGAGTAGGGCGATTTCGCCTGCAATCCTGTCGCCGCGTTTGTCGTTGGTTTGGTTCGCCGCAAGTTCGGCGGAACGGACATTCCAATAAATGTCACACAACTCGCCGAAGGTCATGGCAGGGGCCGTCTTGGCGTCAAAGAGTGGATCATGTGACCCGGCCCCGTGGTTGTCGTGCAGTCGGTCGAGGTTGCGGTTTTGCAGTTCCATCAAGCCACGACGCACAATCTCAGCAAAGCCGCTCACAGCGTCTTTGTCGCTGACCATGGTCCCGGCTTGGCCCGTCACCTTGTCGAATACCGACGCGACCCATTCATCGCCACGCGGGTCGTCGCGGTTCTGTAGCAGCCCCAGCCCTATTTGGGCGTCCTCTACCATGTCCGCCTTTTTGTCTTGGCTATCCGGCGGGTTTGACACCAAACGGGCCGCGCTGCGGTCGTCTAATGCCTGTATGTGCTGACGCAGGTAGGCGGTCAGTTCGGTCATGGATACTGGCTTAGACGTTGCCGCTGGCTCAGTTTGTGCATCCTCAGCCGCCGCGAATTCCATATCAATTTGGACGTTCAAGGCATTGCGCAGGGCTTTGGCTTTTTTCAGGTCGGGAGTGCCCAGCGACTTTTTGACAAAGGTTTTCCCGACAAGAGGCACCAGCGCAGTAGGCACCCGGCGGTAATAGTGCCAAGTGTTCCCGCGTTTCTGTAGGTGATGTGTTTCCGCCAT